ACCACGTTTGCATACATGGCACTTCAGGAGGCAGTGCAACATGCAGGTGGTAAGATCAGCATGGAACAGCCAGGCATGAATGGCTACGCGTATCGCAACTCGCTCGTGCTGCGTGCTGCCACGACCATGCTGAGCATCACTGCGAAGCTGGGCCGCAACCTCATCTTCACGACACACGAAGCATCGCCACAGACTGATGACTTAGGCAATGTCATATCGATCAGCATGATCTTGTCTGAGAACTTGGCGAACCAGATCGGTCTGCGGATCAATGAGGTGTGGCATCTTGCAGATGTAGACGGCAAGGCGAGAGTGATTAGTGTGCGTCCACACACACGCATGCGACCGATGAAGACACGCATGTTTGATCCAGGCAATGCAGCGAAGTTCACTTGGCACTTCGATGCAAACACGTTGGTTGGTGAAGGCATCGCAGATTGGTGGCATGCGTGGCAGGAGAACGGTGGCAAGAAGATTGCGCTGCCTGCCGCTGCCAAAGCTTCCACAACGAAGGGAGGTGTGAAAAAATGACCCGCGATGTTTCCACAGCGGGTCGAGTTGCAATGGCCGAGTCAAGGAGAAGTGCCTAATATAGTTCATGCACATAGGGAGTGCAAGCGGAATGTCGATCATCGAATACACTGAAGACCTGACGCATGCCGAGGCGCCGCCACTGTTGCCGCCCGGTCCCTATCCTGCCGAGATCGTCGGCGCGATGGAGAAGGTGAGCAAGACGAATGGCCACAAGTATTTGAACGTGGTCGCACGGATCAATGCCGAGAGCTACCCGGCTGACTTCACGGACGGTGATCCTGATGGGATCGAGTTGCAATACAACTTCATCCAGTTGGAAGACACGCCACGCAACCGTTACAACATGCGTCGCTTCCTTGAGCGGGTCGGCGCATCGCTGTCGCGCAAGGTTGACCTGAACGATCTGATCGGCAGGACCATGACGGTCGAAGTTGTCCACAACGAATGGAACGAAGAACAGCGATTGCAGATTGCACGCATCCTCGCACCGTGATATGATGCGCGGATCGTCAATGAAGGAGAGGGAGTATGTCGCAAGCTGTTACCCAAATGCCACCGACCAAGAAGCGGCGCACGCGATCGCCCAGCGTGGCGAAGCCTGCATTCGTCGTGGTGCAGATACTTGATGAGAACGGCGAGCCGCAGGCATTCGACAAGAAGCGGCTGAAGGTTGTAGCCGTGGAGCGCAGTGCCGAGAAGGTGATGGAGATGATGGAGGACGGGCAGGTTCCGAATGCTCTGTATCTCCGCGTCATTGTGCCAGTGGCACGTCAGGCTGTGCCACGTGCACAGAAGGATCAGGCAGCGTAGGCCCAACTGCGCTGACTGGTAGTGAGAGGCCACCTGCATTCTGTAGGTGGCCTTTCATTTATATGGCATTCCTTGGACAAGGAAACACGTGTATGTCTGACGATCTGAATGAGATGTTCGGGCTGGCTACACCGATCGTGTGGGATGAATTGCAAGAGAAAGCTATTGAAGCGTGCTGTGATACGAGTAAGCGAATTGTCGCTGTGACAGGCAAGGCAGGCACTGGCAAGACAGTGATCCTGCGTGAAGTTGAGAAGCGGTTGCGTGAGCGTGGCTTCGTTGTGCAGGCCAGTGCACCAACTGGTAAGGCTGCGAAGCGGATACAGGAAGCAACTGGCTTGCAGGCAATGACCAACCATCGTCTGCTTGGTTACGGCATGCCGATTGAACACGAAGTGGAAGACGATAAGACCGGCAAGATGAAGACCATCAAGATCAGCACAGGTCCGAAGTTCCGACGGCAGCATCCGCTGTGGCATGACACCATCCTGTGTGACGAGTATGCGATGGTGAACCAAGAGATCAATCGCAACCTGATCGATGCACTCAAGAGCGGTGCACGCATCTGCATGTTTGGTGATGTCAACCAACTGAAGCCGATTGAGGAAGACAGGAGGTTGGATGAGCAACCATCGGCATTCCAGAATGCACTACAGAAGTTTGGCGGGATCACACTTGACACAATCCATCGACACGATGAAGGCAGCGGAATTGCTCGTAACGGCGCACTCATTCTGTCAGGAAAGGTGCCCCGTTCAAGTGCAGATTTCACGCTCAGGCAAACAGATAACCCTGTCTCTGACGTGCAGCAATTCGTCTCACTGTGTAGCGAACAAGGACATTCTTACGCGGATACGAACCACCAAATCGTGACGTGCATGAACAAGTCATGGATTGGAACGCAGAAGCTGAACTTGGTTATACAGGCCATGTTCTGGCAGCGTGCAGAGCCGTTCATGGAACTGCCACGCTACCGCATTGCGAGTAAGGAGCAGCCCACCATCCGCATACAGATCGGCTCGAAGGTTGTGTATACCGCCAACACGTATGACCTGACGAGCGATGGCAGCGGTAGCGAATATGCATTCAATGGTGAGGTTGGGATCGTCACCAACTTGGATCATGACGAAGGTGCAGTAGAGATAGACTTTGGTGATCGTATCGTGCGTGTGCCACCACTCATCATTCAGGTGAACGCATACACGGGTATGGTCACTGAGGGCGACCCACGTAGGAACATCGATCATGCCTACGTGTTGACCACACACAAGATGCAAGGAAGCGAGGTGAAACATGTGTGTTACGTAATCAACAAGGCAACTGTCTGGACACAATCCAGACGCAACTTCTACACTGCCGTGACACGTGCTCGCGAACACTGCACAGTGTTCTTCGATGCACAGAGCATGGCCAAGTCAACAAGGTTTCAAGGATAATGCAATGGCCTTCGTTCGAGTAGACAAGAGCGCCACAGGTGGATGGCGATCTGAACTTACGGAACCTAACGTGCGTATGTCGTGTCATCTACAGGACGACAAGACGCCACGATCAGTAGCCTTCTACGTCAACCGTGTCCTCATCGACAAGGTAGGTTGGACAACAACAACGGACAGCAACGGACGGACTTGGCTGTCTGTTGCCATTCACGAAGGCACTGGTGAGGACGCAGGCTTCATCATGCTAGAGGAGAGCGATGCAAAGAGTGGATACGTGCTTGCTGTTAGCAAGCCAGGTGCGTTCACATTCGGGATGAACGCATCCTTCACGCGGTTCAGGCACTACATAATCAATGAAGTGCCGACACCACTCATGGATGTCGAGTTCACCTATGATGCCAAAGACAAGACAGTCCTGATCCAATGCCCTGATTGGTTACGCTACAATCCTCTCAGTGTTCCACAGCCAGCAGTCGTGGAGGAGAAGAAGACAGTAAGCCCTCCTACGATGGCCGTCGCAAAGGACGGCAAGGAAGACGTTAAGGGATTGCTCAAGCAGATCGCGAAGGACATTCCCGACGCCAACCGCAAGCAGCGGCGTGCAGCAGTGTCGGCTGTAGCACGTAGGATGTAGCCCACCGTGGTGGGAGGCTTCGGCTTCCCACCACTTTCGGAGAACACATGTAATGATGAAGGCACCGTTCACTTCAATTAAGGATGCCAACAATGAAATACGAGCCGCTGTATTGGGCGCTGGTTTGCCTTTTGACTGTGGCTGTGGCGGCAATATCAATAGCAATATTGCTGTCGTTGCCGAGGCTCCAGGTGAGCGAGAACTACAGCAACACGTCCCACTCATCGGAGGCAGCGGCAAGTATCTATGGGACGTATTGCGCAAGAACCGGATCACGCGCAATGATGTATACATTACCAACGTCGTCAAGCGTAAACTTGTGTCAGCCGCTGAAGGAATAGACATCGATGAGCGAGCAAAGAAGATCACTCTCACTAAGCAGGAGCGTGCCCACTGGCATCATATTCTTTGGGAAGAACTCAGCAGGCTGCCCAGCTTGCAGTATGTTATCGCACTGGGTGGCTATGCGCTCGAAGCACTGGTTGGATATGGAAGTATTACCCACGCACGTGGAAGTGTATTTCCAATTGACATCGAAGGACGCAGAGTTCTTGTCCTCGCTACATACAATCCAGCACACGTGATGCGTGAGCCACGCATGGAGATTGTATATCGCATGGACTTGGACAAGATCGAGCGGCTACGCAAGGGGACGTTCCATGTTCCACATATCGAGGCACTCATCAACCCTACCGCTACCGAAGCTCTCGATTTCATACGGTATGCACAGACACTCAGCACGCCTATTGCCTATGACATCGAGACTATGGCTGGCGAGACAGCATGTGTTGGCTTTGCACCTACGAACGAGATGGGCATATGTATTAACTTCCGTAGTCAAGGGCAGAGCCACTACACTCTCGCACAGGAGAGGGACATTCGTCTCGAACTACAATCACTCTTTGCGAATACACGAACGCAGTATGTGGCACAGAACGGTCACTATGATGCGGCGTGGCTATGGTTCAAGGACCGTATCCGTGTGCACAAGCATTGGTTCGACACAATGCTCGCACATCATTTTCTATACCCCTCATTGCCACACGACCTTGGTTTCATCACAGCCCAATACACGGACCACCCATACTACAAGGACGAGGGCAAGCTATGGAAAGAGGAAGGAGACATCAACGCATTCTGGGAATACAATGTAAAGGACTGTTGCATCACACGCATAGCCAGTGAAGCGATGCACAAAGAACTGATCGACGCAAAACTGGACAAGCCGTTCTTCGATCATGTGATGCAGCTACAGCCTGAACTCGTGCAAATGACAATCAATGGAGTGAGTGCTGATGAGCGACTCAAATCAGAGTTCGCAGCAACTCTGGGAAAGCAGCTTGATGCTGCAAGAGAACTATGCATTGACAAGGCGCGGCTTGCAACTGGGATATCGGATTACACATTTAATCCGAATAGCAACGCACAGCTTGGAGAGCTTATCTTCGAGCGGCTACGACTGGTTGGAAGGGGAAGTAGCACTGACAAAGAAAATCGTGACCGAGTTAGAAAGCATCCACGGACGCCTGTTGCTGCTAGAGAGTTACTCAACGCAGTTGACGCATATAAGGAACAGCATAAGTTCGTCACAACCTACGTCGGAGCAGAACCCGATAGCGACGGAAGGTGGCGGTGCATCTATAAACAGACCGGGGTTGCCTCTGCACCCGGACGCCTCTCCTCAGCCCAAACCGCCTGGGGAACAGGACTGAACTTTCAGAACGTGCCTGAGAACGCGAAAGGAATGTTCGTCGCACCCCGTGGTTGGGAGTTCTCTTATTACGACATGAGCCAGATCGAGGCACGGATCGTTGCCTATCTTGCAAATATATCACAGTGGAAAGAACAGTTCGAGACAGCCCGTTTAAGTCCTGGCACTTATGACGCACATTGTGCTTTAGCATCTACGATGTTCAAGGTGCCCTATGAGCAAGTTCCTCACCACGATCGAACTCCTGACGGACAGCCTACCATCCGGTATGTTGCCAAGCGATGTCGCCACGGCCTCAACTACAGGATGGCAGCCGACAAGCTCGCCACAGTCACAGGCTTGTCATCTGTCGAGGCTGAACAAGCCTATCGTCTATACCACATGGCGACCCCGCAAATCACCGTGTGGTGGGATGACGCTGTGGAACTCGTGCGACGGGACCGGGCGATCACTACTTGTCTTGGAAGACGATGGCTGCTTCTAGAGCGGTTTGATCCTGCCGCTCTAGACAGCATCATTGCCTTCGAGCCACAGTCGATCAATGGAGACTGGACCAGCAGCGTCATCTATAAGTGCCACCGCGATCCACACTGGCCGCCGACCGCCCGCATCCTCATCAATGTCCACGACGCGAATATCGCCTTGAACCGGATCGAGGATGGGCATACAGTGCGGGCGATCATGAAGCACTATGCCGAGCAGCCCATATGGATCAACAGCATCCAAAATCGCTTGCATGGTATCGAGGCACCCGAGCCGCTGATCGTCCCAGCGGAGATGGCCCACTCTTGGCCTGGATCGGATGGTGTTCACCGCTGGTCAACGATACGAAAGGGATGACACATGATACCGGCAGACAGCTTCATGGGCCGGTATCTGTCCTATATGCAGAGCCAGGAGACAGCATTAACATTCGATGAATGGACTGCCATCTGGTGCGTGAGTGCGGCATGTGCACGTGCGACATATGTAGATCGTCCGCGTGCACCTGTCTACCTGAACATGTTCTGTGTGCTGGTAGGCGACAGCGGCATAGCGCGTAAGACAACAGCGGTGGCAAATGCATGACGTATTGTTCGCCATGTCGTGTCTCGGTATGCGGACGTGGGAATGCTTGATGCGAAGGTGACGCCCGAGGCGTTGGACAAATTGCTACATGATCGGACCGCTACACATGGCAATGCACAGTTGTG